GTCGCGAAGAATATCGTCACGGATTCGGTCATAGTCGATGCAGTCGCCGGGTGTGGTGCGTATCCATCCCGCTTTTACCCACTGGCGGTAGATGGCGCGGTTTTTGTTGGCGACGTTAAGCAGCTGCGCTTCCGGCAGATAATGACGGGTAAGGAGTCTGATCTCCCTGTCGAACGGGAATGCATAGCTTACGCTGGTGATATCGCTGGTAGAGGACAGGTCAAACCCGGCATAACACTCCATTCCGGCCAGATCGACTTCGGTATAGTCGAGCGCACAGGCATCCCATGCACCGGCGCCCATCCACGGCGTGGAGCCCTGACACCAGATATTGAAACGTTTGGTCAGCATTTCGACCCACTGCGACGGTATGCCCCGCGCTTTCTGGATGGTGGACTCCAGTTTCGCCGCGTCAACGGACACATGCAGGTTAGGGTTAGCCTTAATCCACATTTCAGGCTGCTCAACCTCGCTTTCGTCGTCCAGCTCGTAGATCAGGACAAACAGCGAATCGTTGTTCTCTTCCCCGGCCAGAATCTGGCAGCAGTAGTCATAATGCTGTTTACAGGCGGAGACAACGTTACTCCCGGCGGTCGTGATGGCGAACAAAATCGCCTCAGGGCGTGCGCCCATACCCAGCTCAAGCGCGGAATAAACGCCGTTATCCGGGTGAAGGTGGTACTCATCGACAATCGCCAGGCTGGGGTTAGTCCCCTCAATGGTGGCCGCTTTCGCCGCCAGCGGCTTTAACAGGCTGTTGCTCTTCGGGAAAATGACCTTATGCGCCTGGATATTGACGCGCTTTTTCAGAGGTTTTGACAGCAGGCACATCTGGCGGGCGTCGTCGAACACGATTCGGGCCTGATCCCGGCTAACCGCCGCCGTGTAGATATCCTGCTGGCCCTTCTCCATCACCAGAAACCAGTTAGCCAGCATGGCGGCCACGGTGGATTTAGCGTTCTTACGCGGCACCTCAATAAAAGCGCTGCTGTACTTCCGGCGGCCTGACTCTCTGACCTTAAAGCCCAGCAGGTTAGCAAAGGCGAACTGCTGCCATGGCTCCAGCTCGATAGGCTGGCCCCGAAGCGGGCCTTTGACGTGCGGACAGAGCCGGGAGAACGCAATAAACCGCTCTACGGTCGCCGTATCGAACTCATAACGGGGATCATTCAGGTCTGAAAAGTACCTTTCAACGGCCTGTTTTACGCGCTTACAGGCCGGAATTTCACCGGATTTAATGGCGTTTGCGTAATCATTCCAGACGGTCAAGCTCGTCCTCCTCTTCCGTTTCTACCGGATTACGGCGGCGGCTTACCGGATCAAAGCCCAGCAGCGACGACATTTTAATCATGATTTTTTCAGCGTCGGCCTTTGCGCTAAGCGCCGGATTACGGCTCTCGCCGCCCTGGCTGTTAACAATGCTGAATCCGCGGCTGGCAAGGTCTTCCACTGCTTTGCGGTACATCGAATAGTTAACGCAAAAAAGCTCAAGGTTGTTCCAGTCGGCGGGAGTCAGATCCCCGCGTTCGGCCAGTTGCTTTGCCTTCGCCTTCCACTGCTGCGCGGCTAACTCATCAAGGTAAGCGGGCGGTTTTGGTGGTCTTGCCATAAAAATTTCTCGTTTCCATCGCGTTTTATTTTCAAAAAAATCACCGTGCGTAAAAATTTGAGGGGGCAGGCGGTGCCTTGCGGCTGGGGTTTTGTCCTGAAAACCTCCCCCACCCCGTCCATGCGGCCTGTCAGCGGTTGCGGAAGCATTCCATCACCTCCCGCTCACGTTCGCTCATGCGCTTCACTGGCTGGCGCTCATTGCGTCTGGTGCGGGCCCGCACAAAGCCATCACGGCATCGGGCCAGTGACTGATACAGATTCACCACGTCTTTCTCATTCATCGCTGGCCTCATACATCCAGTTATTACGCTGTGCTGCCCGCTCTTCCTGCTCGATGTAGAGCCCTGCTTTACGATTCGCTTTGGTGATGGGGTCCTGCTGCGTGGTCTTCTGGTTATGATGTGTCTGGCATAACGGCTGGTGGTTCCACTCCGGCCAGAACAGAACATCATCACCGCCATTGATAGGGATGATGTGATCGACAATCTTTGCAGGAACGTAGAGGCCCAGCTTCTGGCACTCAACACAAAGGGGGTGACGTTTCAGATACTGAGCGCGGTACTTCTCCCATGAGGCAGAGTAACCACGGGCGCGCCGATGGCCGCGTCTGGCATCCTGCTCCCGCCACGCTTCCCGCCTGTGCTCGTCACACTTGCCGGACCTTACCCGCTTATTACATCCCGGTTCGGTGCACCGGCGCATTGGCTGCCATGGCATCAGTACACCCCCACATCACGATAGACAGACCACAGCGCAGAGATAGCCAGCGGAACCTCTTTCGCCTCAGCATCGGCAATCATCGTGCGGTACTCGTACAGCTGAGAGACGTACATCAGGCAACCAATCTTGATAGCCGGGGTGAACTCCAGCCCGTTATCAAACCGCTTGCCGATATGCTTCTGGCAGACCTCCAGCGCCGCATCGATGTACGCCTGAATCAGCGCATCCTCCTCAGAGCCATCAACACGACAATGCAGCTTTGCTTCAGTCAGGGTGATTTCAGTAGTCATTTCTCGGTCCCCTGTTTGCAGAGAATCTCAAGGCGCGTCATACCTGAGTCCGGTATGGGCGGCCCGATAATGTTGAGCGTCGCCCCGGCAAACGGGCCAGTCAGCACCTTCAGACGGTTGGCAGCAGTAATATCTCGACGGAAACGCACCCAGACACGGATCGTTGCTTCGGCAACCTCGGCACCAGCCGCTACCAGTTCACGACCGCTGATCCCCTTAACCTCAGCCCAGATGGTTTCCCCGTCTTCCCAGATCTGAATAACCTGACCAGATGGATCTCTGTGAGTAGTGAATACCCGGATAGTTACCCGGTTTCTCAGTCCCCCGGCTCTCATGCGTCACCTTCCTTGCCGTCCTTACTGATCTTCACTTCCTGCTTCCATGCCTGGCTAAACTCATCACCACCGTCACGCGGCGGCATCCCCTCACGCTCACGGGCTTCGTTCGGGTTCATGATCCCGTTCTTGATGCCTCGCTCATAAGTGGCGTAACGCTCGGTTGGCGTGGCGCGGAGAAGGTCAGCAGAGTCAAACTCCACCTGATAGCGGCTTCCCGGAACCGGGGAGGCCACCAGCAGCGCAGATTTGATTTGTTGTTCGAAGTTCGCCAGCCACGGGCGCATGGTCATGGTGAGAAAGGCGCGGCTCGCTTCGCTAAAGTTGCTGTAGGTGCTGTTGCTGTATTCCTGGAGGAAAATAGGCGACACGTTGAACATGCGGGCAATGTCTTCGATGGTGAAGCGGCGAGAGGCCAGCCATTCGGCATCCTGGTTGCTCATACCAAGCTGCTTGTAGTCCATCCCACCTTCAAGGATCGGCACTTTCCCAGCATTTTTAGCGCCTTTGTACCGATCCAGCGCATCCATAGCCTGCTTGCCCTTCACGCTGTCGAGATACTCATTTGTGGTTATGACTCCCGCCGCCATCATGCCATCTTTCATAACGCTGGCACCGTGGCGCTGCTGAGCCAGACCTAACCCCAGCGCCTCGCGGCAGATGGAAATTGGAGAGCGCCCCAGAAAACCATCATCGGTGGCATAGCGAAGATGCAAAATCTCTTCCTGGAGGTAAGTGCGCACAGCCCCGGTAAACGGCTCAGTAATGGTGTATTTGTACTTATGCTGGCCGATACGCTCAGGAACAACCGCCCCCGGCGCATACGGATGCAGGGATTGCGGCTGACCGTCGCGCCCCCACTGGATCACCGCATAGGCGTTACCGTTCAGCAAACAATGACGCATCATTGTGCGTTTAAACTGGTAAGGCGTCTGGCAGTCGTTCGGCTGCTCGTTCAGGAGAAAATCCACCGGGTGATTGCTCAGCCACTCCCGCGCCTCACGACCATTATCATTACGGACGCGGTAGAGGTAGCAGGGCATTGTCGCCACCGCCTCACTAATAACTGACACGGCGTTCATCACCGCAGGCAGAGATTCCGCAGTACCCGCAGACACATACTCGCCTGATCCGGTATTTGGAATCCCTGCCATCGCCAGCCACTCATCAATGGTCATGCTGCGCTGTTCGGAGGATTCAGACTTACGGCCAAACGGCCAGATATTCCACATATCAAAGCCCCGCTAATTCAGCCCAGCGGCGACGGTTATCGCCAGCGCGGCGCAGTTCAGGATGTTGGGAGAAAAGCGAACGGTGAGCGATTTCCACGCCAGATTCCGGGTAGGCGGGCATTGATGTTACGGTAATTTCCCGTAGTTCAGCGGCGGTCACGGTGCGCAGGTAAGGCGATTGCGCAATATCCCACGCCTCTTTCAGCGCCCGGAAACCAAAGCTCATGCCGGAGATATCCCCGCGCTCCACCAGCTCCAGCACATCATTGCCAAGCTGGGTATTCGGCGGGGTCAGCTCAAAGCGCAGTCCGGTATCGTCTTCGGACAGCACCAGCGTGCCGGATTTAGTGCGGCCCAGCAGCTGGGTATAGTTATGCTCGTACAGCGCACGCACATCGCTACCGGATGCCAGGCTGTCTTTAAATGCGCCCGGCGCAAACTGCTCACGGAACTCGTCCCAGATAATTTCTGAGAGACTGTTCCAGCGCACGGCATAGCCCACCAGCTTTTTGTTGCTGGCGCTCACTTCGGAGGTACGGATTTCAAAATCGATTGTTTTCATTACTGGACTCCACAGAGGGCAAAAAGGGGCCGAAGCCCCTTAAACGTCAAATCAGGAACCGGAGCCGGAAAGCTCAAGCACCTTGATGGCGTTGGAGTCCACCACGCCGCCGCCCAGGTATTTATCGGTATGCACCTTGTAGAAACCCGGTTCGGTGATGTTGTCAGGACGGGTACGCACGCCAGTGGTGTGATCCACGATGAAATAGCCGCGTTTGAAGTCGCCAACCGCAAGGAACGCTTTACCCGCATCCGCATCCGGCATGGTTTCCAGATACTGAACAGGACGGCCCAGCAGCGTATCGGGAGAACCGGCAACCAGACGATCTCGCCAGATGTAATCTCCGTTGCCGTTTTTCAGCTTTTGCAGTTTGGCGGCTGTATTGGAGTTCATCACCCATACGGCATTTTTGCGGTATTTGGCTTTCAGCTTATACAGCAGGTCAATCAGACCATCAGAGGAAACGTCAGCGGCTTCTATCTTCTCCAGCGTGCCGAACGGACGGGTTTTATCAGCAGTGGCCGCGCGAGGGTAAGACAGGAACCCTTTGGATTTTTTATCACCGTCGCCGTTCACAAAGTCGCTTTCTTCGGTAGCGGTGAAGGTGTCAGCGATTTCAGAAGACAGCCAGCCCAGGATATCCACCTCGGAGAAGTCGAGAATCTCCTGGGTGGTTTTCGGGTAGGCGTAGATCGGGTTGAGTTTGATATCAACACGCTCCACCCTCGGCGTGCTGGTTTCGGTACGTGGTTCACCTTCGGTGCCGCGATTAACGGTAGTGCCGCCCACAGATACCAGCTTCTGGTATTCGTTGGTTTTGGTGGTCTTCACCGTTGCGATGGAGCGCATCACGCTATCATCCTGCAACTGGCGCATAATCTCTTTGTCCAGCTCAGGGATAACGGTATAGCCGCCGTCAGCCTGCACCAGCGTGGAGAGAGAG